ACGCGTCCGCGAGCGAGGCGGCGTTGTAGCCGTACAGGTAGAACGCGCCGTAGTCCTGGTACTGGCCGTAGTAGCCGCCGACGAACAACACCACGCCCGAGGCGTTGTAGTAGCAGTAGTCGCAGACGTAGGTGCTCTCGCTGCCGGAGACGGCGTTCGGGTACAATGCGTACTCGAAACCGTCCACCGTTGGGTTCGTCCAACCAGAGATCCACCCGCTCGTGCTCGCTCGCGTTCCCACGGTTGTTCCTCCTCCGGTGTCGCTGAAGTTGGCCGGATTTTTGATGCAGTTCACGTTTACCCCGGAGAAGTAGATGCCGTCGCACCAGTCGTACACGTTGTCCCACAGCCCCTCGATGTGCCGGTACTGCACGCTGCCGTAGGTGGTCCGGCTGGCCGCGCTGGTGCCCGTGTGGTAGGTCATGGCGTCCGTGGCGCCCATGTTGAACTTGTTGTTTCCGGGGGAGCAGCCGTAGCCGATGGTGGCCTGGCTGTTCCAGTTGGCGTACTCCACCAGGTAGAGCATCATAATGGTCCAGTACATAGCGAAGTCGTACTGCCAGATGGTGCTTCCCAGGTTGTGAATTGCTGTTCTGGCTGTTGCCCTTGTGATATTCCCGAGCGGCTGACTCCCTGCCTGGGACTTGTATGAGGTGTTGCAGTGGTACCGGCCCACATACACCGCGTCCCGCTCTCCATGGCCGTCTCCCCGGTCCGCATGGGCGGGGGAGACGTGGAACCCGTCCTCCGGCCCGTCCGCGATCTGCAGTTTCATGGTGTTTCCGCTGCGGGCCCACTTGTACCAGTATTTCGGGATCTTCACCAGTTTCCCCGCCGCGGCGTCGTCCTCCACCACCATGCCGCTCCATGGCATGAGGTTGTCAAAGGGGCTGCTGCCGTTGCCGTTGTTCACGGCGGGGGTGGGGTTCGGGAACAGTTCCGCCGCGTCCGTCCGGCTCCAGGCGGTGGAGGCGGTCCCGTCCCATTCCACGCCGTATACCGCCGTGAATTTCACCTGCACGCTGCAGGTCTTGTCCGCCGGCGCGTTGTGGTTGGCGTCCGCCGCCACATGCACCGTCACCGTGGCGTTCCCGTTTTTCAGCCCCGTCACAGTGACGGTGTTCCCGCTTACCTGCGTGCTCACCACGCCGCTGGGTTCGCTGCTGGCCGTGATGGCCCCTGTCCCCGCTCGTGTCACGGTGATGCTCTTGGTGGGCGTCCCCGCGTCTACCACCAGGCTCTCCGGCTGCAGGGACAGGCTCCCCGCCGCCTTCTGGATGGTCCAGGCCACGGTCTTTGCCTCCGTGCCGCCGCCCGCCCACTGGGTCCCCACCGTGTCTTTCAGGGTAAATATGGCGTCGTAACTGCCGGCGTCCGTCCCTTCCGTCTCGCCGCCCAGGGTCATTTCCCCCTGGTCGTACCCCGTCCACTGGGGGGATTGCGCGCCCCCGTTGTAGGTGAGGCTCCCGCTTTGGGTGGGGACTGGGATGGACGCTTTGGCTACCGTGATCGCCTGTGTGGCCTCGGCGGTGACGCCGCCCTCCGTGTACTTGATGGTCACGCTCTCCACGCCCTCCTCCAGGGCGCCCGCCGGCGTGTAGGTATACCCGGTGACGGCCTGTGTGATGCCGTACGCATAGGTCGCCGTCACCACCATGCCGGCCGGATTAAAGGTCTGCCCCGGCCGGTAGTTTACCTTTTCCGGCGGCTCCGTGATGGCGATGGACACCAATTTGATCCCGCCGCCTCCGCTGCCGCCGCCCAGGCTGAAAACTTTGCTCATGTCTCTGCTGCCTCCCATCTGGTGAAGTTGACCGTGATGGCCTCCTCCGGCTCTGTGTCACAGTGGAACACCAGGGCGCCCGCCTGGGTGATGCTGTCCGCCGCCCGGACGTTCCCGTTGTTCCACGCGCTCCTGCTCCCGTCCGCCGGTCCGCAGAGGTATGCGTACCCCTGCTCCGCGAAGTTACTGTTCTGTGCGGTCTGCTGCCCGTCGCTCCACCCCTCCGCCGTCAGGGTCACGGTGAAGGTGATGGCCGGCGTCGGGTCCCCTTTCGGCCCCGTTGGTCCCGTGGCGCCCGGTTCCCCCGCGGTCCCTTGCGGTCCCGTCGGGCCAATCGCGCCCTGCGGGCCGGTCGGGCCGGTGGCTCCGGTTGCG